CATCAAATTTTCTACCAATTAATCTCTTAACTGCATAGATGGTGTTCTCTGGATTGGTTACCGCTATTCTTTTAGCAGGCATACCAATCAAAGTTTCATCACTAAATGAAACTACGGAAGGTGTTGTTCTTGCACCTTCAGTATTTTCTAATACTTTTCCTTGTGTACCTTCCATTACGGCAACACAAGAATTTGTTGTTCCTAAATCTATTCCGATTATTTTACTCATTATATATTTCTCCTCTCTATGCTATATAATAACGATTTCTCAAATGTCAAGTGTTTTCGGTTAAAAAAATTCATCCAAAGTTGCCTTTCTTTCAAAATCCCAACCAATTGCTTTTACTATAAATCTTAATGGTTCTAAAAATGATTTGGTAAACATTTCATCATAATTAATATATTGGTGTAGTTTAAACTCTTTCGGTAATCTACTTGAAAATGATATGACATTTTCTCTCAAAGAATTAGGTTCTTTTAATGAAATAAATTTAATCTTATCACCGTCTTGTATAATTTCATATTTTACCAATTTGTTTTTCTTTAATAGATTGTTATAAAGTAAAGCACCTCTTACATGAATTGGTGTAGATTTTTGATATATGTCTTTTGTGGAACTATACTTTTTTAAATTATTGCAACTTCTAGGATAAGCAATATCTTCAGGTGGCAACTTTTTAAAATGTGTTCTAAAATTTTCTATAAAGTCAATCAATGCCGATTGGTCTTTTGTCATAATTACTTTTAATGCTTCTTTAATTTTAACTCTACAAGGTGCAGGTGTAGAAGATTTAACTGCTTCAATACCCATAATTTTTAATTTAGGTTCTTTTAAATTAAGACCTTCTTCATTAAATACATTTAAGATATATCTTTTTTTAGCAGTCCATATACCTTTATTAGCAATTACTTCTCTTTTCATAATCATTTTTTGATCGTATGCTTTAACATACTTTGCTAATTTAGCAAAACTTGAATCAATAAATGGTTGTAATTTTTCTTCACAAAACTTATCTAATACTTTTACAATTTTTTTATTGTTAGATTTATCTTTAAATATTTTATCAACAACAGTACCTAATTTAATATAAATTGAATCTGTATCAGACGCAACAACATAGGTTATATTTTTTGTTTTCAATAGTTTGTTTAGATACTCATTTACATCACGCTCAATCCATCTGATTGTTAATTGACCTGCCATTGTAATACCTTCAGCGTGTCTTACATCAAAGTATCTAAAATATTGATTACCGATAGCACCATAAGCACTATTTAAAGCAATCTTTCTTGATAGTTGTATATTATAATTTGTAGATATTTCATTCTTTAATCTTTTATCACCAGTTTCTTGATATAATGCTTTTGCTTTTGCCAATTTATCTTTATAGATAACTCGTTCTTTGTATAACTTGTCCATTAGTTCAGGAAGAAATCCTTGCTTGTCTGTTCTAAATTGAGCACCATTGGGAGTGATAGTTCTTTTTTCTAAATCAGACAAGTTGGATTTTTGATTTAACATATTCTCAACATTGACACGATTAGGTTCATAGCCAACCATTGTTTCAGGAGAAATATTGTATTGCATAATTAAATGTGGATACAAACTATTTAAATCAAAACTTACAATCCAATCGTGAAAACCAACAACAGGATCTTTTACATAAGCACCTTCATAACCTCGGGACTGTTTAGATTCTACAACAGCAGGTGCAACAATATTTTTAGATTTTAAATGATTGAATATAATAGTATCCCATATACGGACTTGGCCAAAACAATCTTGATAATTAACTTTCGCTTCATAAGCCATAGTTAAATGCAACTCAATCAATTTCATTTTGTCTTCTAGTTTATCAACAAGTTCTACATCTTGGATATTATATTCTATAAATTGCTGATAATTTTTTGTATAAAATTCTTTAAATGTATCATAAGGATTTTCTGCTTTAGTTTCTCCTAATTCTACTTTACTTATATAATCTAGTCTATAACTTTCTCGTCTAATAAATGTATGTTTACGGTATAGATCAAGGTAATCTAAAATAGAAACACCCATTATATCCCAATAGTTTTGTTCTTTTTGAAAACCTTTAGCAGTTATTTTAGCACTTTGTTGTGACACAATTCCCCATGGACTAAAATGTAAAATATATTCATCACCCATTAATCTTCTAAATCTATTCATTAAGAAAGGTATATCAAAGAATTTAACATTCCAACCTGTAATTATATCAGGATTATAATCTAACCAAAATTCTAAAAACTTTTCAATTAATTCTCTTTCAGTAGGACATTTAATAAATGTAACATCTGGTCTATCATTAACAAAATTATCCATACCAAAAACAATTATCTTTTTTGTTGTATGTTCTTTTACTGTAATAGAAATTAAAGGTTCAGTTGCCTCATCTGAATTAGGGAAACCGTTTTCGCTTTCACATTCAATATCAATTGTAAGTATTCTTATTTGTTTAATATCCCAATTCACTTTATCAGGAAATTGATCTGCAATAAAAGGATATTGATATCTTGTATTACCAAAGTATTCAAAATTAGTGACATCTTTATATTGTTCAATCCATTTTTTAGCTTCTGATATACTATTAAATTTAATTTTACCTACATTACGACCGTCTAATGTTTTATATTTTGATTCTTTTTTTGATGGGATAAATAAAGATGGTTGATAATTAATTCTAAACTTCTTATGACTACCATCATGGTTGACACCACGAACCAATAGTTTGCCACGGAATGGCAATACCGAAGTATAGAATTTCATTAATTATTATATCTGTTTATTGTTAAAATATTTTTTTAAAGTTGTTAGTTTTTCATCAGCGGCATTAAGTTCGCCTACTAATTTATCCATTTCTGAAATGTGTTGTGGATGTTCTCCGATTGCAACAGGATTATCAAAATAAATTATAAGTGTTGCCACTGCTGAAAGAATATCAGCATTATATTTTGCTTCTAGTGCTTTGTATAACGGATTTTCTATTTGATGTGTTTTAGCCATTGTTCACTCCTTTTCATTATTAATTATTATATCATATTTAAAATATGTTGTAAAGCGATTATTGCTTCCACAAACTCTTATCATGTAGTTTTTTTAAAACTTTTTCTACAACACTACCTTCCGATTTTAATGCTTCTTCAATACCACTTAATCCTGGTACATTATTAACTTCAAGTAAATATGGTGGATCTTTTTCTCTATTCTTTGCTGGAATAAAATCTACTCCAACAAGTGTACCTTCAACTGCCTGTGCTGCTCTAAGCGCTTCTTCCTCTTCTAACTTTGTTAATTTATGAGGTGATGGTATAGAACCTTGGGATATATTACTTCTAAAATCTCCTTTAACAACAGGTCTTTTTATTGCTCCTATAACTTCTTCCTTTAATACTACCACTCTAACATCATAATCTGATTTTATATATTCCTGTAAAAGTATATCTGTATATTCATTATCTCTATTAAATGGACTTGTTAATAATTGCACTATTGATTGTAATGATTTAGCACTCTCAACTAATATAACTCCTATACCATTTGTACCTGTACCAGTTTTTAATATAATAGGAAACTCACTATCTAATTCTTTAAGTGCTCTTTCTGTATCTTCTGAATGAGTAACTAAAACTGTTTTTGGTGTATTAAAATCATGCCTCTCAAAAATAATTTGTGTCATTACTTTATCAGAGCATAAATTATGGCACAACATATTATTAATAAGAGTATAACCTTCGTGTTCCCATTTTTTACATTTATCATACCAAGAATAATTACCACTTAATCCTGGTCGGCCAACTCCTCTAACCATAAGAATTGTATTTTCTGGATTTATTGGAACAGGTTTTGCATATATATCAACTTTACCTCGCCCTACGCTTTGAGGAGTAGGATAATTTGTCTTACCTTCTTTAACAGGAAAACTATTAATAAATTGTTGATTTGCTTCGTAGTGTGTATATAATCCTTTAAATTCAACCAATACAGTTTTTATACCTATTTTTTCTCCAATCTTTTTTATAAGTTCACCTGATGTATTAGATTCATCTCCTTCATCATGTGAAAGAATAACCAAACGATAAGGTTTCTTATCAGTTTCAGCTTCTGCTATAAATTCTT